GGGATAGATCGGACCGGCCGCGCCCATAGTCCAAACCTTTCGCTCTAGAACCCCACTAATAGCCGTGATGGCGCTCCATAGGCGATAGATTTCCGGACTCGGCACTTTGGCGGTTTGTTCTACGTAAGAGTCGATCCAATCGGGCACGGAAAGACCTTTCAGTAAAGGACTTCACGATACACCGCACCAGCTTCGCGCAAAAGATTTTCCGAAAGGAAAAGACTTTTGTTCCATCGGCTTGGGACAGCTTTTCGCCGGATAGATATAAAGCTAGTGATCCCAGCCTGTAGGGCTTCTACGATACAGCGCACACACGGCGGGCCGCCCCATGTGGCGCCATCGGTGCCGGTGGCCATGACATACATCGAACAGCCTTTGAGTGGTGTTCCCACGCGGGCTGCGGCAAGTATGGCGTTCATCTCGGCATGGACAATAAAACTTAGCTTAACTTCCCTATCGTGGAGGCGCTCCGCGGTATCGGCGATGCCGCGCGGGAAACCATTGAAGCCTGCCGAACGCAACTCCAAATCCGGCCCAACAATGACCGCCCCGACCTTAGTGCTCGGATCTTTTGACATTTTGGCGTGAGCGAAAGCTAGGTCGAGAAAGTGGCGATCCCAACGGCGCTGTTTCTCGCTCATGGAATGTGTTCCTTGTTCATCGCTTCTAGCGCTTGGCGCCGAGTGGGCCGCTTCGACATTGTGGGGTTCCTCTAGGTGGCTTTGAACTTACGAAGGCCCTTGGGGTTTTTCTCCGGAACATAGTTTCCCCAATTATAACCTATCTTTGCGTCAGTAGGCACGACGAAACGGCGTCCGTTGGGGGCAAAGAGTGGTATCTCTAGCAGATTTTGGGCCTTACGTATAGTCGCATTCTTGTCTAGAGTATCAGGAAATTGAAAATAAACAGCATCATGGACTTGGGCTAGAAGTTGAACTTCGGGCATATGGCGCCAAATCCGCCACATACCTAGGTTGATGTTATCCGCTGTCGCGGCTGCGGCTAAATATGCTAGACCTTTGCGAAGCGTTTCTTTCGCATCGGTGCGATCAAAGAAATCCCGTTTGCGTCCGTGGATAGAAGTGAGTTGTCGGTGCGTTTGAAGCTCGGACGCTACCCACTCTTGCCACCGCTCAATGGCAGGGAAAGCGGCACTATACTTCTCACAAAACTCTTGCACGAGCTTGAGAGGCACCGAGGTTTCTTGTGATAACATGAAAGGTTGGCCGTAGAAGTTACGACCGTGACCGATGCGCTTGCAAGCGTCGCGATAAGAGTGATGACGGTGAAATACGCCTTCGGCAATCTTGCGATCTTCTTTCAAATCACCCGTCCAGGGGAGTTCTTTGCTCCATACCATGCGGGCGACGGTTGTATGAAGGTCGCCGCTTTCACAAGCATCTAGATACGTCCAATCGTCGAACAGCACCCCGCACATGAAGCCGACCATGCGGCTATCGCTTTGTTCGGCGTCGATGCCGCAAAGCACATAACCTGGATCGGGGATAAAGACGTGGCGAAGTTCTTCCGTGACGTTCTGGAGATTACCTCCCGTGCCCGTGGGGGATTTGGACGAGGAGAAGCGGGCGGATTTAGTTCCGCCGATGTTATAACTTGTCCTCATTCGCCAATCGGGATCAACTTCGGTCTGTAGGACTTGTTTTTGCTTCTCTAAGTCCCGATGGGCAAGAATGGCTTTGACGAGGGGGCGGGCTTGAAAGTAATTTTCGATTTTCTCTAGAATGTTTCGATCCATAGGAAACTTCGTCTCGCCCTTCGCGTGGGTGGCAATGGGGGTAATGCCGAGATGTTCATAGAACAGAGCCTTTAGTTGCGGGCCGGAATTAGGGTTGAGTGGCTTGCTCCAAATGGCGTTGGCGAGGGTTTGGATGATGTGGTCAAGGCGTTCTAGGTCTCGCGTTACGTCTTGTAGCGCCAACTCTCGCGCAGAAGGATCAACACGGAAGCCCCTTAGCATCATTTCTAAAACGGGCGCCTGGAGAGCAAGCTCGAAGGTGTAGGCTGGTTCGGCGTGGGGGATCTGTTTTGACAATTCGGAAAAGATTTCATGCGTCAAGCAGCAATCGAGAGCATTGTAGACTTGTTCCGAACCAGAGTCTACGTCTAGTTCATGCGTGGCGACGAGCATCGCTATTCGTCCCTCTTGAGGTTATCGCCCCTTTTTCTCATTCCCTTCCACGCGATCTCTTTGGAGTAAATCGACCCGAGGAAGCCAAGGCCCTTTAGCATTTCGGGATAAAGAGCATGATGCAGAAGCATAGTGTCGTGGGCACACTGCGCGGGCCGAAAGCCCATACGTAGCAGGTGAGATAGGTCGAATATGCCGTTTTGGAATACTTTCGGGACCGGAGAGCGAAGGAGGGTATCCGTCATTCGCCAAACTTTCATTTCAGCCTCAACGGTGGGCCAATAAGAACCCGTCTCGCTCTTATCGTCGAAGAAGGGGATAACGAGGGCATCCGAAGGACTGCGGGCGAAGCCTATCATGGATATGAGGGATTGATGCCGGAAGGTGCGGGTTTCGATATCCACCGCATAATAGTCCGCGGGTCGGGTGATCCAATCGGCAATTTCCTCTAAAGTCGGCATTACAGTGACGAAGCGTTCGATCCGGCGGATTTCTGGATACTCGGCTTCGCTCTTAGCTTTTTCTAAATCAGCTAGAACCACCGTGCGCAGGTTCCACTGACGAAGCACGGCTGCCGGGTGAAACGTGGGGAGGACTTTGACGTTTAATCTCGGGCTAAGTTTCACTGTTCCCCGCAACGCAGATATTTTACTCTCCCCCAACACGGCCCAACAGGCCGTGTTGCCCAAGGCGATAATTAGATTCGGCTTATCTTCTTCAATCTTCGCCCAAAGTTGGTGAAGATGGGAGAGGTATTCCGGGCGAACATATTTCCCCGGCCGCAGGGGCGGAATAGATGTAATGCCTTCGGCGGAGTTGGTGAAAAACTCCTCAATATCATTGTTCGATGGATGAGCGTTAAAGACATTCGCTATGTCGATGCCTTTGGTTTTTCGTAGATATTGCCAGTGCATTATCATGTCAAGTTCCGAAGGATATTTCGCGCTCGGGAAAGGGGCCAAATCTACTTGGCCGAGCATCTTCGCCAACTCCACTCCCGAGGAGCCGACGAAACCGTGGTCGAAGCGCGCTTCCCGCTCGCCGCGTGCTTCACCGACTAATAGTATCTTTGTCATTCGCCGCTTCTGAGGTCGTCTCGGTGGATATTGCCCGCCTGCCGCATGATGCGGGCTTGTAGGGTGCGAGTGTTGGCCACGGCAGCGTAGTTGGGATCAAGCTCTAGGCCGAGGATGTATTTCGCCCCCAAATCTTCCGCTGCGCGTAGCGCCGCAGCCGAACCGCAGGTGGGGTCGAGGACGGTTGAGGTTTCGTCTACAACCATTGAGAGGAAATGGCGTAGCATAGGCTCGGGCTTTTGAGATGGATGGATTTTGTTTCCGGCCGTGGGAGCGGCATAAGAGTTCATGCCGGGCTTCGCCAAGGGGCGATTACCCCGCACTGCGAGCAGGGCTGTGTCGTATGTGCGCCGGGGATAGGTAACGGCGGTGCCCGGCACGACACCCAAACCGCCGCCTCCGGTGGTTTTATGCCAAACGAGGGGATGATCGTGGACGAATAGACCCACACGGCGAAGCCGGGAGACGGTCTCGGTATAGAAGTTCATGTTGAACCAAAACACAAGATGGGCCGAGTAGCTCATTATGCGATCCAGGTTCTGGGTCAGGCCGTCTAGAAGGGTCCAATAGATACCTTCGGAATTATCATAGAAATCTTCCGTATCCAGCGTGGACATGGCGCCTTTACTATCGGCGCCGCGATAGTTACCGTAGGGAAAGTCGCAGTGGATGACCGTGAACTTCGGTCCGTTGTAAGTCTTTACCCATTCTAAGAAATTGGCGCAGATTACGGGGTCTTTCGGTGGGACGTATGCGGCAATTGGAGGCGGGGGCGGTGCGGAAGCCGAGGCGGGTGGGGAAGTAGCGGAGTCGATAGATGACGTGGGAGAGTGGGGCGGTGGTGTGTCCGATGCCCCCGGCGGGGCTTGGTTGGCGTTGGCCGCGGCTTCGCCTGCTTGACCGAAGATTGTGGCGCCTTTGACAATAATATCTCCGACGATGCTTTCCGCTTTGCGCTCCGCGAAGCGATGCAGCGTGTTATAGGCTTGTTCGATGCCTTCTGCTTTGTCGATCCGGCCGCTGTCCAACGCTTCGTAGACATGGAGGATTTTGCGTAGATGCGCCGGGGTGAGGCTAACGGCTTCGGCTGTTTGTTCAATCTTCCACCCGGCGTTTTGCTCGCGGTAGAGCGCGTGGATGCGTCCGATGGCGCGGACTTGATCCTTCCAGCCGAGTTCCTTTCGCTTTACATTTTCCTCGAGTTCGATAATCTCCGCTTCGCGGGTTGAGAGCAATTCCATATAGCGGACGTGGATTTCGGGCCAGCCGAGAGCTAGAACCGCCGTGAGACGGCGCTCACCTGCGACCAGAACCGTCTCATCTCCCTCGCGCCTGACGACAATGGGATTGATGAGTCCGATTGTCGCGATGCTTTGCTTGAGGTCGTCTATGTCGGCAATGTTTTCTTGCCGTTGGCGAGTCCCGCGCTTGATGACGATGGTGCGTGGGTCGATAGAGGAATAAGAGAGTGAGGACATTTGAGGCTCCGAGGGAGAGAGACGGGATAGGCTGCCGCGAGGGCGCGAGCGGTGAAGGTGGGCAGTTTTGCGACATGCCCAGGTCGTAGGCTAGTCGCTGGCTATTTGCCTAGTGCCTCACGCCTTGACAACATCGCCAACATCATTGTAAATCTCGGAACCGTCCTGACTTTCTCGAGTCGTAACCTTGAACACCACCCGCACACCACGAGTGTCCGGGATGCGCTCATCGAACGAGCGCCCGGTTTCCCTGCCGAGCACGGCGTCGAGGAAGTCGCTCAAGCGGTAAATGGCTTGAGGTGTAAGGTAGAAGTCCTTCCGAAGCTCGCGCTTTGTCAGGTCGATGTCGCCATTGGCGCCGGGCTCAACATCGGCTGTTTCCTCCGTCGGAGTAAAAAAGAACCGGATGTAAGGGGTTTGTTTGTGCCGGGTGGCGCCATATTCGTGACCTTTGAGGATGCCGATATAGTGACCGGCGGCTAGCGGCCCGGGACGCTCGACGGCATCGGTGTGCATTGAGAGGAGTTCGCGGAATGTTGTGCTCATGGTTGTGTTTGCCTTGGGTTTGGTAGGTTAGTGTGAGGCCGACGTTGAGTGTAGGCTAGGCTAAGGCAGTCGTCGGCAGCTTCTGCCCTATGGTGTTCGGCGGGGCGGCGCGGCGCGGTTGGCAAGCGTCGATGAGGTCCTGGGGCGGTGCGTCTCCGCGAATAGCGGCGAAGATCGCCGCCAGACCGAAGGTCACGGGATAATCCCGCTCAAGATAAACGGAGTTCTTGGCCAGCACGCCGTCTTGTGAGACGGTGGAAATGGTTCGGTTGACGTTGGCGCCTGCGCCATTACTGCGGGCGATGTAGATGTCGTTGAAGTATTTCCCCATTTGGGGCGAAAGAGCGCGGCCAATGGCGGAAGGATAACCGTCGGGGTTCGATACGGCAAAGCCGCCGTCTTTGTTTATTTCCTTCGGCCGCGAAGCGATGCCTTGGCTTTCATCAACCCAGGTGATGTGTGAAATGACGATTACATTACACGCCACACTGCTGTCGTAGAGAAGCTCCAAGAGCCGAGTAAGCTGCGCTTGTGCTGCGCCTATGTCGCGTTGGTAGTCGTAACCTTCATCCCGCGCACCAAGGCGCCCATTGAGGCTTTGGGAAAAGTAATAGGCACATTTCGCCAAAGTAGAGAAACTGTCGAGAACGAGGACTTCTTTTGTTGTCCAGGTGCGAACGGAACCATAGTCCACCCCGTCCTCTTTCCAGTTGTCTAGCAAATCTAGCACCTTTGT